TAGATGACTTCACAGAGGAACCTAGACTTGTTTTCTTTAGTAATTGCACAAACATTGTCGCACAATTACCTTCCATACCGTTGGATAAAAAGAACCCAGAGGATATTGACACGAATAGTGAAGACCACTTGTACGATGCTATGAGGTATGGTATAATGTCAAGACCACGGTTTAGTATATTTGACTATGACCCTAACGGTGGCCCAAGAAACAGTATGCCAGTAGCAGATTCCACATTTGGATATTAAGGATATAAAATGGCTGAAGAAGAAATTATGATTGAAGATGATGCTATTGCATTAGAAGACACTGACGATAGTGTTGTAGTAGATGCTGACGTATCCAAGATTATTCCTTTTATTATGGAACGCTACAGTCGGTCTGAAGACTATCGGTATCAAGATGAAGAGCGTTGGCTGAGAGCCTACCGCAACTATAGAGGTTTATACGGTCCTGATGTACAATTTACAGAAACTGAAAAGTCTCGTGTCTTCGTTAAGATTACCAAAACTAAAACCCTTGCAGCTTATGGACAAATTATTGACGTTCTATTTGCTAATAACAAATTTCCTTTATCCATTGAACCTACGACTTTACCGGAAGGTGTCGTGGCAGACGTTCATTTTGACCCTCAAGAGCCAGAAGAACTTAGAGGTGATACAGCGTTATCTAGCCCGTATGGTTTCAAGGGCGATGGTATGGAGTTCCCGAAAGGTGCGACAACTAAAACTCTTAGCGAAAAACTTGGGCCACTAGAAGGTAAGCTAGAAGGTGTTACAGATAAGCTAAAAGAAGGTCCGGGTAACACACCTACTGCTATCGAGTTTAGCCCCGCTATGATTGCTGCTAAGAAGATGCAGAAGAAAATCCACGACCAACTAGAAGAGTCTGGTGCTAATAAAAATCTACGTAGTAGTTCTTTTGAAATGGCCTTGTTTGGTACAGGTATTATGAAGGGACCATTCGCTATTGATAAGGAGTATCCTAATTGGGATGATGAGGGTAACTATGACCCACTCTTTAAAACAGTACCGCAGATTAACCATGTATCGGTATGGAACTTCTATCCAGACCCAGATGCAAACAACATGGATGAAGCACAGTTTGTTATCGAGCGTCATAAGATGTCTCGTACACAGTTGCGTAACCTAAAGAAAAGACCATACTTCCGTAGTGACGTTATTGATGAAGCTATCAATATGGGTGAGAACTACAATAAAAAGTATTGGGAAGATGACCTATCTGACTATGCACCAGAGCATGGCATTGACCGCTTTGAGGTATTAGAGTATTGGGGCATGGTAGATGTCGAGATGCTTGAAGACCAAGGTGTAGACATCCCAGAAGAGTTAACAGACTTTGATGAACTACAAGCAAACGTATGGATTTGTAATGGCAAACTCTTACGTATGGTTCTTAATCCTTTCAAGCCTTCTCGTATTCCATATCATGCAGCACCATTTGAGTTAAACCCATACTCATTCTTTGGCGTAGGTATTGCTGAGAACATGGATGATACTCAAACGCTAATGAATGGTTTTATGCGTATGGCTGTAGATAATGCTGTACTCTCTGGCAACTTGATTGTTGAGGTAGATGAGACTAACCTAGTACCGGGTCAAGACTTGTCACTGTATCCGGGTAAGGTATTCCGTAGACAGGGTGGCGCACCGGGTCAGGCTATCTTTGGTACTAAGTTTCCAAACGTGTCTTCTGAGAATATGATGCTGTTTGATAAGGCACGTCAGCTATCTGATGAGTCCACAGGAATGCCTAGCTACGCGCATGGGCAGACAGGTGTATCCGGCGTGGGTAGGACTGCCTCTGGTATCTCCATGCTCATGGGTGCGGCTGCAGGGGGTATTAAAACGGTAATCAAGAATGTAGATGATTATCTACTACGCCCACTAGGTGAAGGTCTATTCAGCTTTAATAAGCAGTTTGACTTTGATAAAGAGATTAAAGGCGACATAGTAATTAAGAAACGTGGAACAGAAAGTCTAATGGCTAATGAAGTACGTAGTCAGAGATTGATGCAGTTCCTTCAGATTGCAAGTAATCCAGCACTTGCACCTTTTGCTAAGTTCCAATATGTAATCAGTGAGATTGCAAAGTCAATGGACTTAGACCCCGACAAAGTTACCAACAACATGAGTGAAGCTGCTTTACAAGCTGAGTTAATGAAAGAGTTCCAAGCACCAGCGGGACCACCACAGCAAGGTATGGCAGACGGTAATGCAATGGACCCTACTGGTGCAGGTGGGGGTAATGTAGGAACAGGGCAAGTACCAGTTCCGGGTGAACAAGGATTTAGTGCAAATGGACAGACAGCAGACAATCAGCCGCCTCAAGCCGCTGGTCAGCAACAACCGCCAATGGGAAGCGTTCAGTAACTATCTGGACTTAGCTATTGAGCAACACCATAAAGTGCTTGAGCAGTCTGATGATGCAGTATTAATGCACAGACAGCAGGGTGCTATCATGGCACTGCGTAAACTTAAAATGCTACAGGATGAGGTAGGACAATGAAAGAACAAATGAGCATGTTTGAAGACGGTGGCTTATTGGATGAAGGCGGTTCGATAGACCCTGTATCAGGCAATGATGTCCCACCCGGCTCTACACAAGAAGAAGTTAGAGATGACATTCCTGCACAGCTAAGTGAGGGAGAGTTTGTATTTCCTGCAGACGTAGTTCGTTTTATCGGTTTAGGTAATCTTATGCAAATACGTCAGCAAGCTAAGATGGGACTTAAACAAATGGAAGCTATGGGTCAGATGGGCAACAGCGATGAAGCCACTATGCCAGATGACTTACCATTTGATATTAATGACCTTGACATGGAAGACGATGGCGTGGTAGAATTTGCTGATGGCGGCATTGTACAACCTAGTAACTATGGAATTAGCGGGTATCAACAGTCTCAATTTTCCAACAATTATCAAACACCACCTGTAACTCCAACAGGATTTACTATGCCTACTACCGCATATCAAGCCCCTATGCAACAGGCAACACCTATTAGTACACAAGGTATTACTGACCTAACAAGTTTTTCTACAGGTTTTGATATGGGACCACCTGATGAATATAAAACATATAGAAATGAAGCAGGTCAAGAAATTCAAGTGCCTTTTAAAAATGGTAAGGTGCATCCAACCTTTACTGTTCCTGAAGGATACAGTCTTGTTACACAAGCTAAAAAAGAAGAGACTAAGGTTGCAAGTACTGTACCAGCAGCACAACCAAAAGAACAAAGTGGTGGGCAAAGTGACGAATATCCAGACGGTAAACCCGAAGAGTACTCTACATCAGACCTTCGCGGTGTAGGTTATGATAGAGATAAAGTAGAGAATGAAGACCTTCTTTCTGAGTTAACTGAATTAGGTAGGGCGCAAACAGGTTTATTAGCAGGTTCCTTACCTACATCTGCACTAGGTAGAGAAGTAAAAGGTACACCTAATGCAAGAAATGAATTTCTAACATCACAAAAAGTAGTTATGGAAAACTTCTTTAAGAACAATGTACCCAGCGATATACAGGGTATAAATTTACATAGCTTACCACCTGATGAACAACAAAACTTAGCTAACGAATTAAAAAGTGCTAGAGAAGAACTTCAGGCATCTATCGAGGGTAAAACTAAAGAAGAGATAGGTGTAATGAGAACTAAACTAGCTGATAGGTTTGGTTTATCTACTACTAAACAAGTAGGGGTAGGTACTGTAATGGACACAAAAACAGGTAAAGTACGTCCAGAAAGATATATAGAAAGAGAAAAAACCTACGGTCAGCTATTTGCAGAGGCACGTGAAGCACGTAAAGAAAGAGATGCACTAGCTTCTAAGTATGGTTTTGATGCAAAAGGTATGTCAATATCGGATGTTAAAAGTAAAGCTGCTGTAGTAGAGAGACAAAGGCAAGATGCTGCTAATGCTGCTAGAATCCAAGCACAAGCACAACAAGCATATAGTAGCGGTGATGGTGATGGTTCGTATGAAACACAAACTTCAAGAAGCGGTGGTATAGGTTCTGCTGCATCCTATTCTGGTAGGGGCATAGGCGGAGAATTTGGTATGGCTAAAGGTGGCTCAGTATCTAAACAGATGAAGCAAAGTGGACTAGCTTCTAAATAATAAGTCCACATAAACTCAATGGCTACCTAACCCCCCTAACACAGGCTACGGTTAGCCCCAAAGGAAAATACTAATGGCTGAACAAGCAATACTAGCAGAAGAAATGCAAACACCTAAGAAGGCTGCATTTGTAGACAAACCCTACTCACAAGAAGAGCGTAGGAAACGTGATGAAGAAGAACTGGAACAGCTACTAAAAGAACAAGCTGGTGAAGGTGAAGAAGAAAAAGAAGAAGTAGAGGCAGAGCCTACTAACGCAGAAGAGAAGACATTTAAAAAGCGTTACTCTGACCTACGTAGACATCAGCAGAAACAAGCTGAAGAGTTTAAAACAGAACTAGCTGCACTCAAGACGCAACTAGAACAAGCTACTAAGAAAGAAATGAAACTGCCTAAGTCGGATGAAGACATTGAGCAGTGGGCATCAGACTATCCAGACGTTGCCGCCATCGTTGAAACAATAGCTATGAAGAAAGCAGCAGAGCAATCTTCTGCACTTGAAGAGCGAATGAAAGCAATTGATGAGTTACAAAATAGTGCCACAAAAGAAAAGGCTGAAGCAGCGTTGATGCAACTTCACCCAGACTTTGATGAAATTCGTGACAGTGATGACTTCCATGAATGGGCAGACGAACAACCTAAATGGGTGCAGGACGCACTTTACGAGAATGATAATGACGCACGTTCAGCCGCAAGAGCAATTGACCTCTATAAAGCAGATAGAGGTATCAGCAAAGAAACTAAGAGCAAGAGTGGTAAGGATGCTGCTAAAGCGGTTGGAACGAAGAATAGTAGGTCTAAGCCGCAGAGTGACGAGTCTGTTACCTACCTAAAAGAGTCACAAGTACAGAAGATGTCTCCTCAAGAATATGAGAAGAACTCTGACGAAATTATGGAAGCTATCCGTTCAGGAAAGTTTATCTATGATATTTCTGGTTCTGCCAGATAAATAATGCTTGACAGATAGTTATTTTTAAGTATAACTATAGTCAGTATCGGTGTAGGCATTCAGCGCAGTTTGTCTACACCAAACCGCAAACATAACAATAGTCTACGGATTACCTAATAAGCATGGCCTGTTGAACAGTAGGGCGGCCACCTTACTACGATACACACCCAAGTAAATTAGCCTCTGAATATCTTTGTATAGTTTGCATCTGTCCCAAAAAAGCTAACTAACAGGAGTTGAAAAATGGCTTTTACTTCAGCTGCTGGCTATGGAAACCTGCCTAACGGCAATTTCTCGCCAGTCATTTACTCCAAACAGGTGCAACTTGCTTTCCGCAAGGCCGCTGTTTGTGAGGCAATCACTAATTCTGATTACTTCGGTGAAATCGCCGCAATGGGTGATTCAGTTAAAATCATCAAGGAACCAGAAATCACAGTTAAGGCATATGAGCGTGGTACAACAATCACTCCTCAAGACCTTGATGACGAAGATTTTTCATTGACCATCGACAAAGCAAACTACTTTGCATTTAAAGTTGATGACATTGAAGAAGCACACTCACACGTTAACTTCCAGTCTCTAGCATCTGACCGTGCTGCATACCGCCTAGCTGACCAGTTTGACCAAGATGTTCTTGGCTACTTGGCTGGTTACAAGCAGTCTGCAATTGGTTCTGCTGCTTCAGTAGTTAACGATGTAGTCAATGGCTCAAACGCTGTTGGTTCTGCAACTGACGAACTACTTGCATCAATGAAGTTGGACGCATCTGACTTTAACGGTGGTTCAGGTGGTGACGCAATTGCAATCCTTCCACGTACTGGTTCAGGTGCTGCACCTACCAATGCTGGTGATGCAAACCCACTTCAGGTCATTGCTCGTATGTCTCGTCTGCTAGACCAGCAGAATGTTGACACACAGGGCCGTTGGCTTGTTCTTGACCCAGTGTTCATTGAAGTACTGAAAGACGAAGATTCTCGTCTGTTTAACACTGACTTCGGTGGTTCAGGTCTAATGAATGGCGTTGTTTCAAACAACATTCATGGGTTCACTGTGTACACCTCTAACAACCTACCACAGGTTGGTACTGGTTCTTCCTTCACAGGAGCAAACAGTTCAACTAACTTTGGTGTGATTGTTGCAGGTCACTCATCTGCTGTTGCAACTGCAGAGCAGATTAACAAAACAGAAACATACCGTGACCCTGACAGCTTTGCTGACATTGTTCGTGGGATGCATTTGTACGGTCGCAAGATACTTCGTCCAGAAGCACTTGTTAACGCCGCTTACCACTTAGCATAGGGGAGA